GGGAATAAGCACCTGTTGAGGTTGCTTGAGCTGAAGTCGTAATCTTGTGCGAAATAGCACCTGCATTAGCTGTTGCCGGAGCGATTAGCAATAACAACAGCGGAATTAATCGTTTCATAAGTAAGCCTTCGAGATGTTAGTTGCGAATCCTATGATCGTGATAAGGGCCGCGATTACAGCACTCGCACCGTAGACATTGCGTTCCAAAATCCTGACCCGTTCATTAAGGTCAGAAATCTTTTCTTCGCATCTTTGGATTTTGAGAGCTTGGACAACAATCCGAGTTTCCTGGGACGCATCCAATGAAAGACTTTGGTCAGTCATGATTTTTTAGGAGTCGAATCCAAAACGGTAACTCCATCAGCAGTCACTAGTTTAATAGGAGTTTCAATCCGAATGGTTTGATAAGGCACACCGTTGGCAGTCCCTTCTAACTTTTCTTTTTCTGCTTTATCTTTCTCTACTTGATAAGTTCCATCACCTTTCTTTTGTCCAGATTTCTCTAAACCAAAACTAGCAAGACCTCCAGCCAATAAAGATGCTGGAAAGGTAATATCCTGCTTCTCACCTGACGTTAGACCAGGTATTTGTATATAGTTAAGGGTGACAATTCCGCCACTCCAAACAACAACCATAAGTCTCACTAATACGCTTATGTATTCAAATTGGGTTTCCTTATCTTCCATCTTTTCTTTGATGTAACCAATAACGCCCTTTTTCTTTTCGGGCGTTTGGGGGTCTACAGGAGTTGTTTGCTCAGGCATGATTAAGAGCGAATTGCTACTACATTAAATGAATGAAATCACAGCGGCAATCATTGGTGCAGTTACCAGTGCTCTATTGATGCTTTTGGCTAATGTTTCCAACCGTAGAGAGCGCGATATTCGAGAGATATTTAGACGATTAAATCAACTTGAAAAAGACGTGGCTAAACTACAAAATCCTCGTAGGCTTAGAGGGCTTTAAAATAGTCATGAACAAAGAAGATAGTGACCGCGCTATGTCCACAGTTATGGGGCCAGAGTGGGTTAAAGAACAACAGGCAAGAGCCGACAGAATGAATAGGCTTTATGCTTTAGATGAACGCTCAAAAGATGAAAATCATCCTAGACACGGTACTTACACAGGATTACATCAAGAGGTATTGATCTACGAAAAATGGAAAAAGCAATTTGGATTGGAAGTTTAAGAGTCCTTTGCTTTAATCATCTCGATTAAATCCTTCTTTGAATAGTGACTTTGAGTACCTGCCATTTCTCGGAGGATTCGGTTTGGAAGAAATCTCAAATAACCTTTCTCCTTTGGATCTGGAGAGCGATAAACAAAAAAAGAACCAATATGATCAAGGAATTTCATCGACTTATCAATGTTCTTGTTCTCACTGTATAGAAATTAGACGACAGCAGGAAAGAGCCTGTATATGGCGTAATCTAATGAGATGACCTGAATCGTTTTGACAAGAGAAAACTTATGTATGAAGGAACAAAGAGCTGGGCTAAATGGTTAATTATTGAACCTTCCCTTGAAGAAGAACTTGAATTAGAAAAAGATTCTAGAGCTGTTTTAGAAGATCAGGATCATAAAGCTATTGCACTGTTATGTTCAGCTTTAGTTAAGCAAACTTGGTATCAGCAGAAACTTATAAAACAATCGGTTGAAAGGATTTGTGAATTGGAAGCCGAAATTGCTTGTTTGGAATCCTAATTTTTTCAGTCTTAAGCGGAACGTCTGATTGACTTAATAAGTTTAGAAAGTGCTCTTCCTTCTAGTCTGTTTTGAACAGATTTTTTCCAAGCGTTTTCGTCTAAGTCTTTAGCTTCTTTGTATTTCTTTTTTTCAGTATGCTCTTCAATAAATTCGTAAAGTATATCTCTTGCCAAAGCAGAAGCTTTTGCTCCTGTTTCTTCTGCCATTTCAAAAAACAATTCACCTCGATGGGTTTCTAACAAGATTTGAAGATATTTGCGCTGACCGTGACCTTTAGACATTTTCTAGTGCTCTTAATAACTTTACCATAATAGGGGAATAGCTCCTTTTAAATCAAGTAATTTACATTAAATGCTTCAGAGAGTTCTAAATCTGTCTCCGCAACGGTTAACAGATGAATCGATCATTGAATCTCGTGCATCATCCAATTGTTTTTCTAATAAACATTTTAAATCCTGTAAATTTGACATTAAAGAGGTTCCATCTTCTAGTATGTCACTGACTTTAATAACTAAAGATTGAGAGATAATGCTTTGTTTTAAGTCAAGGGTATGTTGAAGATCTAGAACTGTAAATTCTCTAGTAGTAAATTTTCTCTTACAAGAAGAGCAAAGTCGCCTTCTTCTAATTGATTTTTCATTAGGCGACCTTCGCGTTTCAAGAACCTGATCACCTCCTGGTTTGCTTTGTAGAAGGTGATTGCAATAGGGGCATCTCATTATTCGTCAGGCTCCAAAAGAGTCCAAGTTGGGCTATGGCCTCGGAGGTAATCGAGGATCGACTGAAGATTTGGAGCTTCAAAATCGTCTGCTGGCCAAAAAATTGTTGCCCAACATCTGCCTGGCACCCATTCTTCTGGGTCTAAAAGTGTCTGAGGAGAAGCAAGTATTGAATCCTCAACTTCAGCCTCTATGTATAGAGTCTCAGCTTTGGAAGAATAGTTCCATTCATAGACTTCAATGACTGCTGACATTGATTTTCTTTGTTGCTACTACTCTAGTATAGTATTACTTCAACACTTCGCGCAAGTAAGGGAAGTCTTTAATACCTTTTTTTGACATAATTGTTACATCAATGTCACATTCCAAGGAAGCCAGTACTTGTTCTTGAAAGGTTTCTAACTCTTCCTTTGTGTTTCCATACTCAATAGTTTCAACGCTGCTGACCATTCCGTCATCGTCATACAACGTGTATCGAACCAAAGCTAAGATCTCTTCAGGTAGATCTTGAGAGAAAAAAGCCAGTTGATAAGCACAAGTCATTCATCCTCACGCGGGGGGTTAGTTTCATTGTGTCCCAAATCAGGCAAATCGTATTTAGTGACTTGGTTTTCATCTGGGACACAAGCATGGGACACCCTATCTTTGTCCCACGTTGCTTGCATCATCCAATAAGTTTCCAGTGCTTTTTTTGAAGGCGCTCCAAGTTCCTCCTGTACTGATGGGACACTTTTGTGTTGTCCCACTTGAGTGTCCCAGGTCAGATCCCGTCCCATGACTGGGGAGTTGCCCTGATGGGACACTTGTTTGTCCCTCTCCACGCGCAAGGATGGCTTTATATGTTTGGAGCGTTTTTCCTGATTGTGATTTTTCTTGTTCATTAGAGACCTCGATTAGTCCCCGCTTTAAAAGCCTTTGAAGTGATTTACGAATAGCTGCTGGTTTTCCTTCTAAAAGAGGGTCGTCTACCAAGTCATTAGTGGAGCGTGATTCTGGATAAACGACGCGAAGTTTTTGAAGAACCCGATCACTCACAGACGCGGGGCTTGTATTAGTTCTATCAACTTCTGGGGTGTAGTCACTAATTGTAAAGGAAAGATCATCTTGCATTTGCATCACAAGAGAAGTTCCTGATCGGCCTGATCTTGATTTTTCAATTGTTATCAGTCGGCTGTATTTACCTAAAGTCGCAGACTGTTCTTCTGTTGGTTTAGTCAGTGCCCAAGTTTCGTCAACAGCATCTCTTATGGCAGAAGTCCCTCTAAATCCTCCATTCTTATTGGCATGATGGATGATGAGAATAGTTGTTTTAGGGAAAAGAACTCCATTATTTCTAGTCAGCCAATAGAGAGGTTGAGCAAAGTCAGATTTATTTTCATCAAAGGCCCTTCCTCCGCTGCAACCAATTAACGAGTCAATAACGACTAGTTTTGGTTCGTATTTCTCCATGAGTTTTATGAATTGTGCGTAATACTGAAGTTGCCAATCAGTTTGGAGCTTTGTTTCTTGAGTCAGTGGGAAATCGACTTCCTCAAGTTGTTCCTTAAGTTGAGTCAACGGTTGGTCGCCATTCAAGAGGAGGACTGGACCTTGGTTAACTGGGACGAGATTTCCTCTTACAAGGAATGGGCTTCCATCTGCGATGTGCTTAGCAAGTGCCCAAGCACTCATGGATTTTCCATCTCCACCAGCTCCATAAATCAAGACAACTGAAGGAGTAGGCAAAACATCTGGAATTAAATATTCACGACGAGTATCAAGTTCCATCAATTCTTTGACGGTCATGATTCCTTTTTGCTTTTCAAATTGAAGTTGATCAACAATTACTTTTTCTAAAGCACTTTGATCTCTATACCCTGCTTGCAAAGCAAGAGTATTGAGCTTGTAGTTCATCTCAGCCGGATTTTCTAAGTCAAGAATGCGTTTGGCACGTTTAATTACTTCATGGAAATCAAGAGTTGCTGTTCTAATTTCCTGAACTTGTTTAGCTTCTGCGGCTTTAACTATTTCGGCCACGTCTTTAGAAAACCTATGACGTTCAGGATCTTCTCTGTCTGCCAACCAAATAAGAGTTCCCAGTCCAATTCCAGAGCTTTTGAAGGAATACCAAGGAACAGAGCAAGGACTATGACGATCATCTGAATCTTCCCATTCATTAGCGTAATCAGGGTCTTGAGAAGACCAGCTAGACCACAAAGCCAATCCCATTTCAGTTGGGAGAGCTGAATGGATAGCCATTCCAACTTTGACCCAATGCTCTCTACTTCCAACACCTTGATGGGTGATAACGCTTAAGCAGTCATGAATTATTTCGGCAATTTCGTCTTCTGTTCTGTCACTGAAGTCAAGATCTTTCCTGTTTTGATGAACAACAGGAGGCTTTTTCATTTCAGCAAGCAACCATTCAGGAGCTTGAGGAATGGAATGTAAATCTCCTTTTAGTCGATACTCGCCTGCCTTAGAGGTTCTGGAACCTGGATAAGCACCATGAACAACTCCTTGTCTGCGTCCCCAGAGGACTTCATAATCGCCTCCCTCATCTTTTCTAAGGCCATGTCCTCTTACGACACCCCAAAGTTCTTCAGGGACTCTGAAGAGGTATTTAGCTGCGTTTGATTTAGTGCTAGTTATCTTTGGAGCGCCTTCAAGAGAAGTACCCCAGCCTTTTAGAAGGTTCTTTAAATTCTTATCGACATCAAGGATGACAATTCCTTTTCCTCTGATGCCTGTATAGATTCCAACAGCTTGAAGATCAGGATTGCGTTTAACAGCAAGAGCTACATCAGCAGGGCTGAAATCTCTCTCATAACTATCTTCAAGAGGATTTTTTCCGGTAGCCTTACGCCCAGATAACATTGGAGCGTTTTTACGATAGATGGGAGCCAGAATTAAGTCTGAAGGCCAGGTGTTGACGAAAGTAAGATCAATCATTTAGTATTCTA